GTGAAAACGCTGGTACTTGGGGTACAAAAACAAATACAAATTTACAAATCATCGAACAAATATCTGGTGGTTATACCGCTCAAGCTGTCTCTGATTCAGGGGATACAACATTATCTGTGTCAGATGGATCAACTGGTGCAACTCTTTCTCATAGAGTTATAGAATTTACAGGATCTCTCACAGCATCACGAAATGTTACAATACCTTTAGATGTGCAAAATTTTTATTTTTTAAAAAATGCAACATCAGGATCTCAAAACGTAGTATTTAAATATGTAACTGGTACAGGAACTTCTGCTACAGTTGCAAACGGTAAAACTGTAATTGCATATGCAAAAGCAGATGATGGAACTAACCCAGGTATTGATACAATATCTTTAGCTAGTGATTTAGTTGATGATACATCACCACAATTAGGTGGTAACTTAGATACTAACTCTTTCATGATAGACTTCGATGATGCTCATGGTATCAGAGATGAAAATGGAGCAGAACAATTAATTTTTGAAACAACTTCTTCTGCGGTAAATCATATTGATATTACAAATGCTGCAACAGGTGCTGGTGCACAGATTGGTGCAGTTGGAGATGATTCAAACCTTAATCTACGTTTAAGACCAAAAGGAACTGGTCTTATTGAAGCAATGGGTGCTGATAATCCAGGCTCAATTCAGCTCAACTGTGAAAATAATTCTCATGGGATTAAGCTTACTTCACCCCCACATAGTAGTTCGCAGTCTTATGAAATCAAGTTCCCAACATCAAATATTACAGCAGGAACCTTCTTAAAAGTAGATAGTATCACGGGTTCTGGCACAACCGCTGTTGGTCAATTAACGTTTGATTCATCACCAGCAACAATAGGAAAAGCTATTGCAATGGCAATCGTTTTCGGATAAAAGGAGTAAATTATGGCAAATCCAAATATAGTATCAGTATCCAGTATTAAAGGTGAATCGGTAGGATTTAATTTAACGGCTACTACAACTACAACTTTATTAACTGTATCTTCAGATAAAGTACTAAAGATTAATAGAATATCATGTGCAAACGTTGATGGAACTAACGATGCAGCTCTAGATTTATTTATTACAAAATCTAACTTTACTTCAGATGGTGTAACTAACTTTGACACTTCTGGAAGTTTTTACTTAGCAAAAACAGTAACAGTTCCAGCAGACTCTACTTTAATAGTTTTAGAAACTCCAATATATTTAATGGAAGCAGACGTTCTTAAAGGTGGAGCGAACGCAGCATCTGATTTAGATTTAGTTATATCATACGAAGTCTTAGATGACGCGTAGGAGGTAACCTAGATGCCTTCTAGCACTTCAGCACCGGGAGTTTGGAAAATAAAAGAAATTGCAAACTTTATACAAGATGACTCTTGGCCATCAATTGGAGACAGAGCATGTTTTGCTGGTGGTGATATAGACAGTTATTCAAACGTAATAGATTTTGTTCAAATATCAAGTGACGGTAATGCAACTGATTTTGGGGATTTAACTGAAGCTAGACAAATAGGTGCACAAAATGTTGCATCAAATGTTAGAGGTTGTTTTGGTGGAGGTTACGGACCGTCTGCTGAAACAGATACAATAGATTTTATAACAATTAAAACAACTGGTAACGCAACAGATTTTGGAAATTTATTAGGTGATGCTTATGCTAATGCAGGGGCTTCAAATTCAACAAGAGGTCTTTATACTGGTCAGAACACACCAGCTGGATGGAATAATATAATAGAATATATAACTATTGCAACTACCGGCAACTCAACAGATTTTGGAGATGCAACTACAACTGATCAACAAAGAGGTGCATGTGCTAGCACAAGCAGATTAGTTTTTGCTGGTGGAAACCAAAACCCATCTGGTGGACCAGATAATAGACCGTCAACAAATGTTATGGATTACGTAACAATTGCATCAACCGGTAACGCAACAGATTTTGGAGATTTAACTGTAGCTAAAGACAACAGTTCTGGTGCCGGTAGTTCAACTAGAGCTTTGTTTGGTGGAGGTGGAACAGGAACAAGACCAACAAGACCACCTACTGATAATATTGATTACATCACAATAGCCTCTACTGGCAATGGAACAGATTTTGGAAATTTAACAGCTGATACAACTTTACAGGGGCAAGGCACTAATAAAATTAGAGCATTATTTTGCGGTGGACAAGCGGCTGCGCCAGGATACACTAAACAAAATAAAATAGATAAAGTAACTATAGCGTCTACAGGAAACGCAACAGATTTTGGAGACCTTACTGTTACAAGACGTGGTATAGGATCTGCAAATAATTTTCACGGAGGAATTTAAATTAAAGATATACAGATATAATGATTATTAGAGAAGATGGCATTTTAGATTCGTCTATGTGCAAAAAATTAATAGATATACATAATAATTCTAATGAGGTTAAAAAGTTTAGAGATACTTTTATTTTAACTTTTTTTAATAAAGAAATATTAAATATAATACATAAAAAATTTAAAATAAAAAAATTATTAAATCCAGATAATATGGAAATAGTAAAATGGCCTATGGGTTCTTTTATGAAAAAACATAGAGACACTGGAGATGATATTTCTTTTATATTGTATTTAAATGATAATTATGAGGGCGGAGAAACTATTGTAGACAAATTAAAAATTAAACCAAAACAAGGAAGAATAGTAATATTTAGTAATGATAAATATATACACGAGGTTAAAAAAGTAAATTGGGGAGTTAGATATACCTTGGCTGGTTGGTATAAATGAAAAAATTATATTATTTATCTAGTTTACCAAGATCAGGTAACACGGTTTTAGCATCAATTTTAAATCAAAATCCAAAGATTGCCTGTACATCAAATTCAATTGTTACTGATATTTTAAAAAATATAAATTCTTTAAAAATAGGTCCAACCTCTTATAATAATTTTCCTGATAAAAAATCATTTGATAATGTATTAAAAAATGTGTCACAAAATTACTACAAAGATTGGAAACAGGATGTAATAATAGATAGAGGCACATGGGGGACTCCACCAAACTATAAATTTGTTTTAGATTATTTAGATAAAAAACCTAAAATTATTCTTTTAGTTAGAGATGTTATAGAAGTGTTAGCTTCATTTATAGACTGGAGTAATAAAAACCCAAATACTTTTTTAAATAGTTATGGAGCTACTGTGCATGAAAAATGTTCTACACTAATGAACACAAATGGTTTGATAGTTAGACAACTAGTATCAATACGTCATATATTACAACACACTGATCCTAAATTAAATTTATTAATTAAATATAATGATTTTGTTAAAAACCCTAAAAAAACAATAGATAAAATTTATACATTTTTAGAAGTAAAACCCTTTAAACACACTTTTAAAAATATAAAACAATTTGAAGTTAACAATGTTAAATACGACGATAGTGTTATGGGGGCAAACATGCACACTATTAAAACTAAAAAAATTGAAAAAACTAAAAGAGATATTAAAAAATTATTACCTGACTCAGTTATAAAAGAGTGGGACATACCTGAATTAAAAGTGTGGACAAATTAAATATAATGTGTAAAAAAGGATAAGAAATGAAAAAGGATAAAAGTTCAAAAGCAATAACCTTAACTGAAGAAATATCTAAACTTCCAACATTAGATAAAAAGTATAAAGGTATGTTAGATCATATAAAAACATCTATGCCTGCAATTAAAAAAAGCACGGCTAACTTTTACAAATCACACTCACAATTTATGAATGTTATGTTAGATGTAACAGCTATAACACCGGTTAGATCTATTAAACATACGTTAGCCGAAATAGACAAAACAAGAGCAGCTTTAGAAGAAGCTCATTTGAACATGCAAGAAAATAATATAAAAATTCGTATGAGAGAAAAAAAATTAGAAAACCCAGATTTAGAACCTTTAGAAAGAGAACTTATAGAACAAAAAATTTTAAGATTAAAAGTTCAAGGAGCAAATGCTTTAAATAGTGTTCAAGGAGCAATTAGAAAGATGTCTTTTTTTACAACTCAATACAAATCCTTATTAAAAAAATTAGGTAAAGAACAAATAACCGAAAAAGAGTATGAGGAGGAAGAAGTTAAATACCACATTATGACTTGTATGAAACAAGCCCTAAATGCAGCAAGAGCTAGAGGAGGTCAAATAGATGAAGGTAATTTAATTTATTTGTTTGATATGGGTATAAATGCTGCCACAGCTCAAAAAGAAATTTTTGATTACTTAAGTAAAGAAAATGAACTTATAAAAAAAGGCATTAATCCAACTCATGGAATGACCCTAGAGTGGCTAGAACACTGCGCAGACTTGTTTAAAAATGACTCACAAGCATTCTCTGATAAAAGAGGGTTTAAATTATTAGATGACAAGTCGCTTATAACTAGTGGTAAGGAAAGAAAAAAATAGTCTTGATATAGCCCAGTATCCATAGTATAAAATAGATTATTAAGGAGTTTCAATATGGCTTATCAGATGATAAAATATAAATTAAATATTAACGGTACTATACCGTCTTTTATTAATACAGATAGCGATCACGGTTTATATCCAAATAAAATAGAAGGTGCTTTTGGACCTTGTGATTATTGGTTGTTAGGTATAGCTAAAGATAGAGCTACAATACCAAATGGACAAGCTGAATTAATTTCAACAAAAACAGATTTAAAAGCTTATTTAGATTCTTATACTAGTGATTGGAAATATCGAAATCCACCACATCTTGATCCAGGTATTCCAAGTGATATACCTTTTGATCAACAAGCAGAAGCAGATAAACTTTGGGCTGTATTAGAAGCTTTAAACTCATAGGAGGTTACTAGTGGCTCAATTTCCAACAAGCACATCAGCAAGCGGAGTTTGGAATCTTAGAGATTCATATAGGTATATTATTGATGGTAATTGGCCTGCACCTATTTTAGGTGACGTAGGTTTTTTTGGCGGTGGCTATGCTGCCCCTACAAACTCAAACGTTATAGATTTTATTCAAATATCTACAGCAGGAAATGCTACAGACTTTGGTGATTTAGCAACTGCGGTTTATGGAAATAATAATGGTGCTGTTGGATCAACTACAAGAGGATTATTTGCTGGTGGGGGTGATGGAACAGCTTCAGGTATAAATGAAATTTCTTTTATAACCTTAAGATCAAAAGGTAATGCCACAGATTTTGGAGATTTGTCAGAATCTGGTAGAGCTCTTGGTGCAGGTATATCAAGTTCGACAAGAGGGGTATTTGGACCAAGAAGAGATAGTTCTAGACCTGGAACTAGTAACGATAATAGTGACACGATTGATTATGTAACAATATCGTCAACAGGTAATGCAACTGATTTTGGTAATGACGTAGAAAAAAGAGCAAACAACGCGGGGGCATGTAGTTCTACAAGGGGATTAATAGCAGGTGGTAATTTAAATACTCAACCTGGTGGAGAATCTACAAATGTAATTAGTTATATAACAATAGCATCAACAGGTAACGGAACAGACTTTGGAGATTTAACTGCTATAAAAGTTGATCCTGGTGGAGCAGGATCATCAACGAGAGCTGTATTTGCCGGTGGTAATTCTAACCCTGGTTCAGCGCCATACGGTTCTAATGTGGCTACAATAGATTTTGTGACTATTGCATCAACTGGTAATGCATCAGATTTTGGTGACACACAAGTAGCCGGTACTACAAGAGGAGTTTCAAACGCTACAAAAGCCGTTTATTCTCAATCTCAAGCAACACCTTCAGGAGCTATGACTACTATAACAATTGCATCAACTGGTAATTCAACTACTTTTGGAGACTTGTCTGTTGCAAGAAATAAAGCTGGCACAGGGTCCTCGGCTCACGGAGGAATACAATAATGGCTTTTCCAAGTCCTTCAGGACCAAATTCATCCATATGGAAATTAAAAGATGTTTGGGTAGCAAACAGTGGGGACAATTGGCCAGACGCTACTTTTGATAGAGCATGTTTTGCAGGTGGTAGTACTCCAGGTGGTAATACAAATGTTATTGAATTTCTTACATTAGCATCTTCAGGCAACGCTGCAGATTTTGGAGATCTTACTGTTACAAGATCTGTTTTAGCTGCTGGACAGTCTAATAGTAAAACAAGAGGTCTATTTGCTGCTGGTTATGAAAATCATCCTGGCCCTGGAAATATAAACACTATAGAATTTATAACTATAAATACGACTGGTAATGCTACAGATTTTGGAGATTTACTTTATAGCGCAAGAGGAGCAGCTAGTCTTTCTAGTAGCACAAGAGGAATAGTTGCTGGAGGAGTAGGAAATATTCCATCCCAAGGTGATGGGTCTAATTATGTATTCGAAAACATTAATTTTATTACAATTGCAACAACTGGTAATGCTTCAGACTTTGGAAATTTAGCTACTGATAATGGTCAAGCTGCAGGTGTGTCTAATGCAACTAGAGGTTTATTTGGTGGAGGGTATTCCATTCCAGCTCCAGCAGCAACTAGACCTTCAAAAGATATAGTTGAATATATAACAATTGCATCTACTGGAAATTCATTAGACTTCGGAGATTTAAGTTCTTCAAAAAGATTAAATAAAGGAATGGGCAATACAACTAGAGCATTGATAGGTAGTGGATCGCTTAACCCAGGATCACATTCTTCTAACGTAATAGATTATTTTACTATAGCTTCTACTGGTAATGCCACAGATTTTGGAGACTTAGTTGCAAACTATAGTGCAGGTGGAGGAGCTGCCGATAATACTACTACAGGGGTTTTTGCTGGAGGAAGTCAATCACCCACAGGAGATGTAAATGTTATTCAATCAGTGACAATAGCATCTACAGGAAATGCATCTGATTTTGGTGATTTAACTGTAGCAGGACACGATTCATGCGGATCTGTTTCTTCTCAAAAAGCATCAGGAAACGCTTGATTTATATTTAATATTTGTTATACAGTATTTTAAATGAAGAAAGAACTACTTAGGCTTTTTGCTACTCCTGTGTTGATTACTAAATATGAAGGTGATTTAACAAAAGAATTAAAATATATTGAAACTAAAATAAATTGGCAAGAAAACGGCACTAACAAAAATTTTAGATCTACAGATTCTTACTTATTTAAGAAAAAAATATTTTCTAAGATAAAAAAATTTTGTCAAGAAAGTATAGAAATATTTGATAATCAAATATTAAACACAGATCAAAAATTAGTTATAACTCAAACATGGGCAAATAAAAACCCTAAAGGGGCTACCCATCATGATCACATTCACCCTAACTCTGTTTTATCTGGAGTTTTTTATTTAAGGTTAGAACAAGGTATGCCTCCAATAGTTTTTAACCAAACACTTCTTTCAAATATAAAAAGAGTAATTACAAAATACAACGAATTTAATGCAGAGACTTTTTTTCTACCAATGATGTCTGGAGAGTTAGTTTTATTTCCGTCTTATTTAAGACATATGGTGCCAGTAAATAAATCTGATAAAGAAAGAATTTCAATATCATTCAACACATTTGTTAAAGATACATTAGGTAGTGAAAATGACTTAACTGAACTAAGGGTAAAAGAGGTGGCAAATGTCTAATTATAAAATAGATGATTATGTGTATGTTACAAACGTAATACCAAAAGAACTTTGTAAAAGAACAATTAAAATTTTAGAAAAAAATAAATGGCAAAAACATCAATGGTATAACGCAAATGATGGAAGTAGAATATCAGAAGAAACTAAGGAATTAGACGTAACTGATTATAATAGAGAGTTACAAGCAGAAACTGCTAAATTTTTAGTAAAAGCATACGCTGAATATGAAACTAAATTTAGAGGAAACACAAAAAAAACAGCAGGAATATGTAATAGCTTTTCACCTTTTAGACTAAATAAATATTCAAAAGGAATGCTAATGCGTAAACATTACGACCATATTCATTCTATATTTGATGGGTCTCGTAAGGGCATACCATGTCTTTCTTTTATAGGAATTTTAAACAATAATTTTACGGGGGGAGATTTTATAATTAGAGATAAAAAAATTAAAACAAAAACAGGGGATATTATTATTTTTCCTAGTTGTTTTTTATACCCCCATGAGGTAACAGAGGTCAAAAAAGGGGCCCGATATTCATTTGTCAGTTGGGGATTTTAGATATATAATACTAATTATATTATCGATATAATGAGGTTATATGCTACAAAAAATAGGGTTTGCACCTGGAATCAATAAACAAGTAACGCCAACTGGAGCAGAATCACAATGGATTGATTGTGATAATGTTAGATTTAGATACGGCACACCTGAAAAGATAGGTGGTTGGAAACAGTTAGGTGAGAGTAATTTAACTGGTGCAGGCCGTGGACTTCATCATTATGTAAATAGTCTTGGTAGAAAATATGCTATCATAGGCACAAACAGAATTTTATATGCATACTCAGGTGGTGTATTTTATGATATACACCCAATTAAATCTACAACAACTCTTACAAGTGCATTTACCACGACTAACGGATCAGCTGAAGTTACAATAACGTTCAGTGGTGATCATGGTATCAATGCATCTGATATTGTATTATTAGATAATTTTTCTACAATTACAGGTTCTAACTTTGGTTCATCTGATTTTGATAATAAAAAATTTATGGTGACTACTGTGCCATCGTCTACAACAATTACTGTAACTATGCCATCAAACGAATCTGGATCTGGTGCAACAACATCGGGTGGTATTAGAGTTCAACACTATTATACTGTAGGTCCAGCTGTACAAGCAAAAGGTTTTGGTTGGTCTTTAGGAACTTGGGGTGGTGAAGAAGTAGGAGCTTTTACAACTACGCTTTCTGGTGCAATAAATTCTTCAGCTACAACCGGTATAACATTAGCTGATCCATCTCAGTTTCCAGACTCTGGTACAAACTTTGTATTAATAGGCACAGAGGAAATATCATACACAGGTATTAATTCATCTAATGAATTAACAGGTGTAACAAGAGGTGTAAGAAACACGACGGCTGCATCTCATGGTGCTGGAGATACTGTAACTAGCACAGCAAATTATGTAGCGTGGGGTGAAGCAGCATCTGGTGATTTAGTTTTAGAACCTGGTATGTGGTCACTAGATAATTTTGGTGACAAAGCAATTTGTTTAATTCATGATGGTGCTGTGTTTGAATGGGACTCTGCTGCATCAAATGCAACAGATACTAGAGCAACAATTATAACTGGTGCACCAACTGCATCAAGACATATGTT